AGATAATACGATAACCAAATAATGTTTATCATCGTAAAAATCAGCGTCAATATCTTTGATTGTTTTATTTTGTAGAAAATCGAAAAGACTATCGATGGTTTCATGGTTGGGTTGCATTTAAACTTTCAATCACTACTTCGGGTTTAACAAATTTGTTAGCATCGTAATCTGTATGTTCCCACCATAAAAATTGGTTTTGAACCAAACATTTCCTATCTTTTAAAAGATTAATATTTTCAGGATGACCAAAAATATTAGGATCGGAAACTGACCATAGAACTATACCATATTTTTTGCGATCCCAAGCAAAATGTTGAAAAAAAGAATCGCAACTTATCCATGTTTTGCATTGATCAACAAGGTTTCCAAGTTCTGTTAATGATAAATTTTTTCTAAAATCATCAACTAATTGTTCCTCGCCGTCAATTCCTACTTGAACTATTTGATCATTAATAAGTCTAATCAGTTCCTTCCAATAAGGATAATTTTTGGGATTAGTCTTTCCGTTTCTTAAAGCTTTAGAATAAGGACTAATAATAATCATAAATATAATTTCCTAAATGCATTTTCCAAGCTATCAGTCCACTTCCATTCAGCCATTTTTTTATAAATACTCCATTGATCTATATCGCCAAATAAAGACATAGCTTCAGATATTGGTCTGCCCGGAATAATTTCAGGATAACAAGTAAATATTTCTGCGTTTTTAATATCAGGTAATACACGCTTAAATACAATGTGATCACCCATGCCGCAATTAAGCGCCACAATCTTTTTATCTTTATAAGCTAAAATATTTCTAAAGATTAATTCATCATGTTTATATAATTGTTCGCTTGTTTCTGATCTTATACCACCATTAGGATTTTTAAGATGCCAAGTGTTTGCATTAGGAATAACTAAAAGTTTATAACCTTTTCTATATAAGCCATAAGTAAATAATGTTTCTTCTCGATGTGCAACTCTTGATAAACCTAAATTGTAATCTTGTATTCCGGCACGATAAAGAAAAGAACAATGTAAATGCTCAACTTCTTTTACTTGTTTTATTTCTGCCCATTGAATATTAGGTTCTTGATCTATATGTTCTATTTTGCCTGTGCATTGAGCAGTATTAGGATTAACAGGCAAAGTTAATATTGATCCACCTATTGCACCTACATCTTTATCTATCCAATAACATAAATCATTTAATACATTGGCTTCAGGTATAGCATCATCATCAACACGCCAAACCCAATCATAGCCCATTGTATTTGCCATTTGATGAATATGGTGTTGGCCTTTTTTGCCCGCAAATAACCATTCCCATTTAACACCTTTGTAATTAAGAATGCTAAATAAATGCTGATAGATAAAGTTATTGCGCATATCTTCAGGTTGATCATTGTCATCAAATATAATAAGTTTATCGGGAAGTTTTGTTTGATTAGCAATAGCATTAATGACCATTGGAAGTGTCGTATGATAACGACCTCTTGTGGCTACCGAACATAAAACAGTTTCACCCCATTTACCAATCATTAAATTGCAAGAATTGTTTTTACTAATTGGCGTAGGATAAGGATGCATCTCGCCATGTTCGTTTATGTATTGAAAATGAAAGCCTTTAAAATGCGATTCATTTAAGCCATGCAGTTTATGATGCTCACCCCAAAAGCCTTTAGGCTCATTATGCGGAACTGTAAATAATAATCTTTTACAATGCTTTTTTAACTTTTCTAATATTTCAAGACCATTATCTAAATGTTCAATCACTTCAAAAGCAATAATGGTATCGTATTGATCTAAATTATAAGTGTTTATATCAGCATGAATAAACTGTGCGTTTTCACTCCATTGTTGTTCTTTTGCTACTTGAATGATAACAGGATCGTAATCTAAACCTGTATATTGAATATGATTATGTAAGAATTGAAAGCCGTAGCCGTTAGAACATCCTATTTCAAGGACTTTAGTGCCTATAATATTTTGAGAAGCCCATTCATATCGTTGAGCTTCTCTTGGATATACTTGTTCGCCTTTAAAAAATAAAGCTCTTTCAAAGTTATTTTCTAGTTTTTTCTTGTCTTGTATTGTCATTATATTTTATGCCGCAGGATATACCGCATCCACTAATTGCCCTGCGCTTAACGCAGTTGCAAAAACTATTTGATTGCCTGAAGTTACAGTTACATCGCTACCATTTCTCATTTTAACACCTTGTAAATAAACTTCTATTTTACCTGAAACATAATTTACACTTGTTGAGAATGTTGTTTGAGATGCAGTTGATGTAAATGTATCATAAGTTAATGATCCTGTTGATACTCCTGAATAACCTGAATAACCTGAATAGCCGCTAAAACCACTAACGCCATCTTGGCCTGAAAAACCACTAATGCCAACCGCGCCTGAATAACCGCTAAATCCTGAAATTCCTGAATCACCTGACCAACCTGATATTCCACTAAATCCTGAAATTCCTGAAAATCCTGATGCGCCATCAATTCCGCTAAAACCGCTATATCCGCTAATACCACTAAATCCTGAATAGCCTGAAAAACCGCTAAATCCACTTACACCAATATTAATACCTGTGTAAGCAATAGCTTGAACAACATCAGTTGTAGTGCAAGCGCTAATAGTAAATGATGTGCCATTAGTAGCCACTACATCAGCATCAGCTAATTTAGCACCATTTCTATATACATCTAAATAGCCAACAGTATATGAAACATTAAATACAGTTTGACCGGCAGTAGGTGTGAAATCAGTTACAACTCTTGAAGTGCTAGTTGCATTAATGCCACTATAACCGCTATAGCCGCTAATACCGCTTCCACTATAACCACTAAATCCTGATAAACCTTGCTCACCACTATAACCACTAAATCCACTAGCTCCATTAGCGCCACTAAATCCTGATATACCTGAAAATCCATTTATACCGCTATATCCCGATAAACCTTGTGCGCCTGAATAACCACTAAATCCACTTAAACCGCTTGCGCCTTCAGCACCCGAATACCCACTAAATCCTGATGCACCATTAATTCCGTCTATACCTGAATAACCGCTATAGCCGCTAAATCCACTTACACCATTAGTTCCGTCTATGCCGCTATAACCGGATATACCTGATGCGCCACTATATCCGCTAAAACCTGATTGACCAATAGCGCCACTAAAACCACTAATGCCTGAAGCGCCATTAATACCGGAATAACCTGAATCACCTTGTAATCCGCTATATCCACTAAAACCACTATAACCTGAAAGTCCGGGAACGCCTTGTTCGCCACTAAAACCACTAAAGCCTGAATCACCTTTTTCGCCGCTAAAGCCTGAATATCCACTAATGCCTGAATAGCCTGAATCACCTACCAAACCTGAATATCCACTATAACCTGAATAACCGCTAATACCTTCATTGCCTTGAGGGCCACTATAGCCTGAATATCCGCTATAACCTGAAGTGCCAACTGCACCACTAAATCCACTATATCCGCTAAAACCTGAATAGCCTGATATACCATTTGTTATTGCTAAAAATAATTCTTGATTGTTTGCAAATCCTGTAGTGCCTGTTCCATTTGATGAAATTAAAGATACAGGAACAGTCCAATAACTATTTACAGTTCCGGGATTTATATTTGTTGTTGCACCTGTTACAAGCCAAACTTGATTGTTTCCACTTACATTTCTATCTTGCAAAATAAATTGTTCTGTTTCATCTAATAAAGCTAGAAAAATATCAATATCAGTATTATCTTCAGTTAAATGACTGATATTAATTTCAGTAGCGCTAATTTGAGTTACATTATTCCATAAGACATGACCATTAACAGGCTGACCACTTGTGGCGCTATTATCAGCTTTGTATAAAAAGAAACTTGATGATTGACCTGTTGCACCTGTAGCGCCTGAATATCCGCTATAGCCTGATATACCGCTAAATCCGCTAAAGCCACTTTGACCATCTTGTCCGCTTATACCACTAAATCCACTATAGCCACTAATACCTGATGCACCTACTTCACCTGACCATCCACTAAAACCTGAATCACCTGAAGCACCTACTTGGCCTGAATAGCCACTATATCCGCTTATTCCACTAGCGCCAATTTGCCCACTAAAGCCACTATATCCGCTATAACCTGAAATTCCTGATGCGCCAATTTCACCGCTCCATCCACTAAAACCTGAATGACCGGATGCGCCATTTTGACCTGAATAACCTGATAATCCGTTTACTCCACTATAGCCTGATGCGCCTGAAAATCCTGATATGCCACTCCATCCGCTGATACCTGATCCTGAAAAACCACTTATACCTGAATAGCCTGATTGACCATCTTGTCCGCTAAATCCGCTAAATCCACTTATACCTGAAGCTCCACTAAATCCACTTGCTCCTAAAGCTCCACTAAAGCCACTATAACCTGATTCGCCTGACCATCCTGATATACCGCTAAATCCATTAATTCCGCTATAACCACTTAAACCATTAACGCCACTATATCCTGAATAGCCTGAAATGCCTGATCCTGAAAAACCTGAAATACCTGACCACCCACTAAAGCCACTAATACCTTGAGGGCCTGTAGCTCCACTAAATCCACTTGTTCCTGATCCACTAAAACCTGAATAACCTGAAAATCCGCTATATCCGCTTGTGCCTGATCCGCCTAAACCGCTATAACCACTATAACCACTATAACCTGAAAGGCCTGACGCACCCGCAACGCCACGATCAATAGTAATTTCTGTTATTGGTGTTGGTGTTACTTCAACTGTAATATTGTTGCTATCAATAACATCAATAGAATAATTAGCCATATTAATTCACCACGCCGTCTGATCTTACTAGGAATAGTAAAAAGATAATCATATCTTGAGCCGGTGTTGATCCTGAAGATGGGAATGAAATTTTAATGCGACCTGAAAAGCCTACGCAGTTTTCAGCGTTAATATCTAATTGTGGATCAGTAGAAATGACTGACCATGTGGATTCGTCTATTTCTAAAGTAAATGTGCCTGATGCATCAACGCGATTAGATATGGTTAAAGCAACAGGGGTTGGCGGTGGGCTATAATCGGCAATATCAAAAGTTAATCCATATCGACTATCTCTAATATTAGATAATTGCCTACGAATAATAGATGCATCAATAGTAGCGCCTGTAAGATTAACAGGTGATCCGCCATTATTAAATGCTAAATTCCAAAAGGTTTTTTGATTATATACAAGTTCACCTGCAATGATTTCATTGTCAAAGCCTGATACTTGTTGAAGGGTATTTTTATTAAAAATAGCCATAATTTTTTCCTAACTAGGTTAATAACGCAAGCATCTTACTGACGCAATGCGACTAATTATGTTTTATATTATAAAATTGGTTTTACAGGAAAATCTACAGTATTAGGAAATCCTGTTTGTTGCGGCACATCTAATAATGCTTGTCTATAATCAGCCCATGCTGTTTGTTGTGCTTGACTAAATGATGCCCAACGTAATGGGTTACCTACAATGCTATCTACTTCTTGTAATAAAGTATCTCTTTTCCATCTTGCTTGTTGTGCTAACTCTTCTGTTGTAGGTGGTGTCCATTCAGCTACTACACCAAATTCACCATTTTTAGCTCGTTCAAATATATCGCGACCATGTTCTTCAACATCATAAGGTGTAGCATGAAATGGTAAATCCTCATCAATTTCTTCAAAACGAACAATTAAGTCAATCGTAGTATGAGCTTGATCTACCCATTTAGGATTATTAGCATATTTTAAATTTAATTTCATATTGTTGTCCTTAAGATATTCTTAACCATGTGGTAATTCTATTTGGAGTAGTGTTTACAGTATTACTTGTTGCCATACATCGCCAAGTTCCTGATGTGCCTGTTTGAGTGTCGCCACTAGCGCTAGAAAAATTAAGCAAAGATGAAACTGTGCTTCCAAGACTAACGGCGCCACCGTTATAAGCACACAACGCATAAGTTCCCACTGCTCCCGCAGACGCACCCGCAGTTGCACTTAATACTTGAGCGGTTGTTGGAGCGCCACCTGAAGCATTTATTGTTTGATTAGGAAATGATCCTGAAATAGTTATATTAGTTCCTGCTACTAACGATGGCGTAGTTGTTCCTGTTCCGCCGTTTGCAACAGGTAAAGTTCCTGTAACATTAGATGCTAAATTGCAATAAGTAGTAGATGTGCTTCCTGTTCCACCATTAGCAATAGGCAAAGTTCCTGTAACGGCAGTTGTTAAACTTGCTAAACCTGATGTATTTACATTATTAGCAAATTGACTTAAATTATAAGCTTGTGTCATTTTTTCCCCTTATGCCGCACCTGCGCGAGCGAATGTTTGTTGTTGAATTATAAACGATTCTGTTGGGCTATTAGTTAAATTATAGCTATTGGTAGAAGTCGTATAATCCACGCCACCTTTATATAATACACCATTTGCGTATAAACCTAAAGCCCCACTTGTAAAATTAAACGAATAAAATGTTTGTCCAACAGTTGTATAAGTAAGAACATTTTGCGGAGTTCCTGTTGGTGTTGTTGTATTATTTCCACTAAATTGAATGATTGTTAAAAGTCCATCGGATACGCTAGGAATATTAGTATAAGTATTTCCTACAATATCATAATCTTGATCTGACATAATTGCACCATTTAAAAATGGCAATTCATATCCTGAATTAAAATGCCATAAAGTAGGCGTATAAGATGATGCTGAAGTTAATGTAGTTTCAAATCGGCTAAATACAGGATAGCTTGAACTAGATGCTCTATATACATATATTGGATCGCCTGCGGTTAATCCTGTAGGCGAAGTTGTAAATGTAATTGTAGCCGTAGAATAATTAACACTTGATACTGTGTATTGTGTAGGACTTCCGCTATTACTAAAAGTCATTTTATCGCCTGCATTTATATATTGAAATGGCATTTCAGCATTATTCCAAGTTACATCTGCCCCCGATACACTTGCCACATTAAGATGAGTGTTGTCATAAAAATTGCCACTAGATATAGCTCTAAATGAATAAATACAAATTATATCATTAAGTGTTGCGCCAACAGATAAAGTAACTGTTCCTGTTGCGCCACTTGTGTCGGTATATTCTGTTTCAGATAATAAACAACCATTTTGAAATACCAAGCATTGTCCCTGCAAATAAGTTGAAGCTCTTGTTACGGAAAATACAGTTTGTCCTGAAGTTGCCGTAAAATTATCAATAGTCATATAAAAGTTATCAGGCGTTGTAAAACCAACCACTCGACCATAAATATCAATAGTTAATGTGGCGGCTGATCCTGTATAAGTAGTTGGCCCACCAAAATCTAAAAATTGATCCAAAGATGCTATTAATTGACCATCATTTGTATTAGAAACTTTAACCTGACCTGTGCCTGTAGTTGTTGTTCCTGTAGTAATTAATTGACCTGTTTTTGCATCAAGATCAATAACATTAATTCCATCAGGCAAAGCTGACCATAATCTAGGATCAAAATCTGCAATAGTAGTTGGAACAAATTGAGCAGTTCCTGAAGCATAATCAGCAAAATCAGTATCAAAACTAAATTTGCGACCTGTTCTATTAATAAAGCATAAGAATTTATTAGTGCCAAAAGCAGGATCAGCTAAATACCATTTATAGTCTGAAGGATTGGTTGATGCGCTTGTTGAGTTATTGTTATAAAGACCATAATAAAGCCTACCTGTAGGGCTTAAACTAAAATTGCTTGTGCCTGTAATATTGTCAGCATACGCTACAGATATATATTTTTCGGTATATTGAAATGTAGTTGGTCGCCAAGTAAGTTTTAATGACGCTAAAGAATAATCACTTGTAGCAATAGCATTTACCATGCGGCTAAAGAAATACCAATCGCCTGTAGGAATATTAAATAATTGAACTATAGGCATAATAGTATTAATACCATAAGGATTGCCATTGGATTGAATTTCTGTAGTGCCTGCAAAAATTAATTGAGCGGCAGTTGGATATTGATAAGCTGAATACCAAATTTCTGCATATTGAGTAATTCCGGCGCTAGATGTTGTTATTTGAACATTAAATGCAGGATTAACAATAGATGGGTATTGAGCAGTAATTACAGGAATAGGCAATGTTCCAAAAGCGCTTGGGCTTCCAATGCCTGTATTTGGGCTTGGTGTAAATTGAGTTATATTTTTATCGTCATAAACCGCAGGATTATATTCCATTAAATTAAGTGTTGCAGTTACAGTTCCATTATCGCCAAATTTTTCAATAACTTTATTAACTCTAAATAATTTAGCAACCCATCCATAATTAGCATTAGTTACAGTAACAATATCGCCCGCTTCTAATTCAAGGCCAATATAATTAATTTCACATTGTATTTGCAAATCTTCTCTTGCCGCTTCAAGCATTCTGTTAGCAAGATATTGAGCTTGAACATTATTATTAACTAAATAAAGATTAACTGATTGTTTATTAACCGGCTCATTGGCAAATAAAAGACTTGGATTAACTGTAGCTAAATCAAAAGTAGCTGAATTAAAACTATCTTTTGCAGTTCCATCAGGAAATTTAACTTCAATAACATTAAATGAATTATTAAGATCAATAGGGCTTACAGTAATACCGCCAATCATATTAGTATTATTAATATCCATAGCAACAGAATATGTTGGAGTTTGAACTACAACTCCCCAAAGCCCTGTAATTTCATTGTATTTAACCAAGCAATCGCAACAATCTGACATTGCTTGAATGTTTTGCATAATTTTTAGATTAGTATCTAAAGTGCCATTAAATGTAAATCTAGGTTGAGTTGATGTGCCACCTGAATAATTGGTATATGTAAATGAAGCATTAGAATATGTATTTAAAGCAGTTAAACTTGTTGTATTAATATTAGCAACAGGAATGGCCGCGCCATAACGAGTAGAAGTTAAATAATCTAAAAAGCAATCGCCGGGAGCAGTTCTTGAATTGGTAACTTGAAAACGAGTTTGATTTAATGCAGTAAGATTTCTATCTTGATTATATTTAAGATGAACAATAGCAAAAGCAGTATTGCTCATTAATTTATTTGAATCCCATGTGTAAATAAGATTAGAAGCGCTTAAAATACTTATTGCTGATGATGAACTATTTGAAGGATTAAAAGAACCATTTCTATAAAGATATATATCCATATATCCTGAAATATCTTGAATTTCGCCTGTTGATTCATCTTCTAATCCTGTTACTTTCCAAGTATCAACAGGATCAAATATACAAAGTTTTCCGCCCCAATATACATTACCAAAAGTAATTGTATCGGGCAATCCGCTTGTTTCTGTATTAGTTACTTCAGATAAAGAAAATACCCAATAAATATCTTGATTATCATCAGATATAGTCATATCTGTAATAATGCCACCTACATAAGCTGATCCATAAACTACAGGAAGTTTATTATCGCCTGCGGGTGGAATTTGTTGGCGATTGCCGGGATTAGGTTGTTGAGCATTAAGATTGCTCATATCGGGAGCTGAAGGCGCAAAAACTTTAGATATAATAGATGATGCAACCATATTAATTGCAAAAGCTATAATTTGACCTGCAATACTAGCGGCAAAAACTTCGCCTGCTAATGCAGTTACAATAAATCCGCCCGCATAAGCATTAGAGCAAAGCGTAAAAAATATTAAAAAACTAATGATAAAACTAATCATTTAATTTCCCAATGTTGTTCTAATTTAACCATCCCATATCTTTCAAATTTAAGATCATCATAAGATGACATAACTGCTTGTTGTATCTCATTGTTTTTTAACATTTCTTTTGCTATTTTTACATATTCTTTTATTAATCTAGCAATAACAAATTTATTATTTCCTGTAAGCATTACTTCTTGCAATTGATATATATCTTTTAACCAAAAGCATTCAGTTTTTGCCGCTACTAATATTCCTGTTTGTTTATTATCAATTAAAACAAAACCTCGACCTGCATATAAAGTTGCTAGTATTTGTTCAATATAAGTTCTTGACCATGCTAAAGGATTATTAGTTAATGGATTATTTGATTTAATCGCAAAATCTTTTAGCAGTTCTATTATCTTATCGTTATCGTATTTATTGGCAAATCTAATCAAATATCTTTCCCAAAAGCATAATTAATGGTTTCAATAAAATTAACTCGATTCATTGATGTATCGCCGGGATTAAAAAATTGCCAAGCATTATCATTGGTGTAACGACCGGCAGTTCTATTTTGCAGAATAATTTGAATGCTTGAAGCTGAAGCAGTTATGATGCCAACATATCCTCTTGCTTCTTCCATATATTGTTCGGATATTTGAAATGATGATATATAGCCTGTAAAAAACTTATAAAGACCGCCTGTTCCACCTGTAGTTATAAGCTCATTATTTGTATCAAAAAATCCATGCCACATTTCAATTAAAGAGCCTTTAATATCATGCCCTAATACCCATCCTAATAATGCAGTATCAAGGCCAACTAAAGTAATTGAAGTTTCATTAGCGGTTGATTTAATATCTCGTTGAACATCATTAATTTTAACTAATGCGCCTAATGCATCAAAAGGTTGGCTATCTACCGCAGGAATTGTTAAAGCAGTTGGAGTTGTAGCAAAACGATAAGTAGCAGAAGCAGTCGTAACTCTTACGAAATCTGCCATCCTTATATTATTAGTATTTTGTATTGGCGCTATTACATTCATTATAAGACCGCTTCTATAGCTTTAAATGTTCCGTTCCACGCAATAAATGAATCATTAGTCATTGGAACAAAGGTGTATGTTGGATATTCTTGAAGTATGACAGGAAATGTAACGCCTGTATAAGTATTTCCGCCAATAGATTGAGTAGTGCCATATTGACCTATAACCGCATACATAGGTGCAACAAGCGTTGTTAAAATAGTTCTATGAACAGGAATATTAACTGTTGATGCACCACCTCTTTGAACATCAGCAGTTGCTATGTAAGCATAACGATCAATCTGTAAAAAATCACCTGTTTTAACAATGTAAGCGCTTGATGAAATTGTAGGTAGCGATCCTAATACAATAGTTTTATTTGCAGTTGATGTTTGATATTGACAAGCCGCTATTTGACCTGATGTCATATCACCTTGATAAGCAATATAACTATTCCAACCTGTTGTTCCAAAATTAAGATATTGCTCATATTGTCTATCTTGCGTTCTTAATTCTGAAAGTAATTGTCTGCTTTGACTATAAAGCAAATAATTCATTGGCTTCATATCAAATTGAAATGGCTGAACAGTAAGAATTTCTGATGTTGAAATGCGTTGATTTCGACTTAAAACTTGACCGATAAAACGATGATCATTAATCGCGATTGATTCTGAATTGGCAAGTATTGTGTTTAATGTAGCCATTTATTATCTCGATTGAGGAAGTGATCTTTGTGCTGATTGATTAGCACTCCAAACTGCTTGTTTATTTTTAGCCAAAAATTGTGTTGCTGATTGTGTATCAATTGCATTCATATTTGCAATATAAGGGCCATTATACACTACTTGAGCGCCGTTACCACCCATAGCAGAACCTAATTTGTTATTAGGAATAATAGTGCCTGCGGTTTTAGGAACAAACAATTCAGGGCCACGCTCACCAACTAAACTTGCCATGCCAACAGGTGGCTCACCACCATCAGCAAAAAATTTAAGCCCACCCGAACTTGGTGCAGTTGCAAATAATCCACCGCCACCGCCACCGCCACCAAAACCAAATATTTTT